CATTGACAGTGGTAAGTGTTACCACTAATTCTGATGGCGGCGTAATCACCATTACATTTAGCGGCACACATTCTGCAACAGATGCAAATTCCGTCAAGATTTATGACAGATTCCAATTTCAGGATAATGTCGCCGGATTCAATAACATTCGTTTCAGAACTTTCACAGGTCACAAGCCATCCGCTTCGCCAGTTCAGTTCAAGGCAACTGCTGATGCTGCTGCAAGTGGTTCACAGGTTACAGTAAGCATTGACCCGCCTTTACAGGCTGCTTCTGGCAAAAACCAGAACATTACCCAACAGATTGTTGCGGGAATGCAGGTCAAGGTATTGCCTTCGCATCGTGTAGGTATGGTTCAATCCGGCAATCAGTTCTATGCCGCGATTCCACCATTACCAGATTGCGATCCGTTCATGACTGCGGTTAAAACTGATATGGATACAGGCGCATCTTTGCGTATGTATACCGGCGCTCAGTTCGGCCAGAACTTATATGGAACAGTGCATGATGCTATCTGGGGCAAAACTCAGGTATCTGATAACGCAATGGCAATTATCTTCCCGCTGTAGTTTTTTGCATGTCTACTCCCTGTTGATAGTATCAATAGGGAGCAAGATAAAATGATTACAATTTAGGAGTTTTACAAATGACTCAAATAAATATTCCTGTAGTAAATGCTGGCTACCTTAACGTACAAGGTCTGGAATTGGCTGTAGCATCTACAACCACCATGACAATGGCGCTCGGTCAGGCTAGAGATTCAACAAACGTAAATGATATTGTGTTGGCTGCTGGCGTCACAATCAATGCCGCTACCAATGGCATCAACGGCCTTGATACTGGCTCTTTGACGACTAACAAATTATATGGCGTGTATGTAGTTGGCGATTCATCAGGCAATAACGCAGCTGGCGCAGTTGTATCCTTAAGCAATACTTCCCCATTAATGCCTGTTGGTTATGATATGTTCCGTCTGATTGGTTATGTACGTACTGATGGATCATCTCTTTTTCTTGCAGGATATTGGTCAGGAAGTGCCAATGATCGTACTTTTTGCTATGACGTTCCCATTGCAACGGCTATCACTGCTGGCGCTTCTAACACTTATGTTGCGGTAACATTAGCCACATTCGTTCCTGCTATTAAAGGGCTGCTTGCAAACATTGAAATCAACTGGACTGCTAATGCTGCTGCGGACACCCTTGCATTACAGCCATTTGGTGGTGTTGGTGATACTGTGAAATTTATAGCATTGCTTGCAGGTGCTACAGCTCACACTCTCGTAAGGGAATATGTGACTACAGAGTTAAACTCCGGTGCGCCTACGATCAATTACAAGGTATCAGCCGCCGCAGTTGCTCTTAATGTTGCTGGTTACAAGTACACGATCTAGCACTAAAAGGATAGACCATCATGGCATATCTGACGACTGAACTTATCACTGATGCTTATTATCTAAGTAGCATTGTAAGTCGGGAATTTGAAACCGTTACGGGTTCACAGATAACTGATGGTCTAGCCAAGCTAAATGATGTATTAGCCGATAGAACGATTGATCATGGAACGATTCCTTATACGAAACAGCTTTTGATGAATGCTGTTTCAGGTCAATCTGTTTATCCAATCCCTGATCTTATTGATCTTGATGTTTTTGTATTCTACATAAATGGCCTAAGATATGAGACGATAAAACAGCAAAGTCAACAATTCTTTGGTTCATTCCGTCAGGTTGATATAAAAAGCTTGCCGTTTAACTGGCATGTGGAGAGAAACCTTAACGGTGCAACTCTCTATTTATATTTTGTTCCTGATACGAATTTCCCGCTTGAGTTGTGGGGAGAATTTAGACTTGCATCCGTCACATTGATGCAGGATTTATCATTAACCCTTGATAAATTCTATACCAACTTTCTGAAATATTTACTGGCTGATAGGTTATGCCAGTTTAATTCATTTCGCGTACCACCTGATGTTGCCTTGCAGCTTGCAAAATATAATCAGTGGATTACAAATAACACTAATGTTATGGACTTGCGGACAGAGAAATACAGCTCGCTTAGTGGTGGGGGTGCTATCAATTACGCAATTGTAAATTTATCTGGTGGCTGGATTCCTGCTACCAGATAGGAATGCTTCCATAAGATAGGATAAGCAAAAATGTCTTTAACAAATGCCATAGATGAAATACCTGTCCGAATTGTCGGCTCAAGTGTATTTGGCATTTATCCTACAATATCCGTAGAACGCACTTACAATATGTATATAACATCCTCTGGCGATGGTGCAGAGGAATGGCTGGTAAATTTCCCAGGATTTGCTGGTGTTATGGAGTTTTTTACAGATGCCGTTGAGGGTAGAGGAATATTCCATTCAATCCGAGGCGGTTTTATTCTCGTTGTTGCAGCGGGCGCGGTTTTTAGGATAAACAGGTTCTCTGAAACCCCCACTCAAATAGGAACAGTTGGATCTACAACTGGAGAAGTGACTTTTGCTGAAAATCTTTCATCACAAATTTGTTTCACGGCAGGCGGTACGGCGTATATATATAATTATGTTTCTGCTCCTTCTGCAATTGGGCTTGCTGTATTTAATAATGTGCCAGTTGATACATTATTCCAGCCGAACTATGTTACTTACCAGAATACCTACTTCATTTTTGGCAATGGACTAACAACAAACAATGGTTCTCAATGGGTAGTATTCCAGCAGGATACTGGAACAGGAATTTATGATCTTGCATGGGTTCAAACGCTCGCATTGCAGACAAAATCTGATTTTGCAAAAGCTGCAGTAAGGATTCCAGGCAAAGGTAATAATCTTCTCGTTTTCGGTTCTACGGTTGCAGAGATATGGAATAACATTGGTGGATTGCCAGTTTATCAGAGAAATTCATCAATCAATATTGATTTTGGAACGGCTTCTGTTTCAACGATTGCGGCGAATGATGAAGTGGTTGCATGGCTTGGAATCAATGAGCAATCCACTGCGGCATTGATGGCAATGAAGGGAGGCGCAGCATCAAGGATATCAACTGATGGCCTTGATAATCTTTTGGGTTTAGTAAATGTTCCATCCTCATCAACCGCTTTTCTTTTCAGGCAAGCTGGTCATGATTTCTATGTTCTAAGTTTCACAGATCCCTCTGATAATTTTACTATCATGTATGATTTTACTACAGGCAGGATTTACGATCTTACAGACTGGGATTTCACAGCTTTTCCTGCCAGACAGATTGTATTTTTCAATAACAAGTCTTATTTCATAAGTTTCAAGGATGGTAAAATTTATGAAATAGGAATTAATTTGACTACTTATACCTTTTTGCCTACTGCAAGTTCATCAGGTCTTGATGTTGTTTATGAAATTCCATGTGTCAGATTGACCAATACATATAGATTGCCAAGACCTGAAAAGTACAAGATTAATATTTTTACCTTTGTAATTGAGAGCGGCACTACGCCAGGCGCTTATGAAAAACCTTCATGCTTTGGTTATATCCTCACAGAAGATACTGACGTTATCATCTATACTGAGGATGGATTGCCTATTCTGGTTGAAGGCGGCTATTGTTATATAAACAAGCCAAGGGTTGATTTAACCATTTCCAAGAACGGCGGTTATACATTCAGCAATGTTGTTTCATATCAGTTAAAGGCAACCGGAAAATTCCAGAATCAGCCAAGGTTTATCAATCTTGGTTATGCCCAGCAAATTACTTATCAGATGAGATTTTGGGGAACTGGCAGAAAGGTTGTGAAGAATGGCATGATGGAGATAGGGAACTAACATGATAATTCCAGTATTTACAAACGTGCAATTTGTGGATGAGAATGGATTTCTGACTGCTCCAATGCAAGATTATAATGATCTTTTGAATCAGGCATTGCAGAATGGTTTAAGTGACAGCGGCTGGACGTCTCCATTAATTACCGCTGCCAATATTGTAGCAATTGCCTCATCGATGCCTGATGGCACATTCTGGTATGAAACAGATAATGATGAGGTGGTATTCAAGATAAACGGCGCACTACGAAAAGTTACCACGACTGCTTATCCGTAACAGTCTAAAGAGGTCTATATGGGATGGTGGGATAGTTATAAAAACAGCAGCTGGAGTTTGCCAGGTTTACTGGATATGGGAAACCATGACGACCCCAAGAAGGCTGCCAATAAATATCTGGAACAGATTCCTGGAATGGGTCATGGAATTTATGATCCATATATCAATGAGGGAAAATCTGCTGGTTCATTATTGAAAGGCGAATATGGAAAGATGCTTGATCCTACATCCTTTATGGATATGATCATGAGCAAGTATAATGAATCGAAAGGCGCTCAATACGAAAAAGAAAAGCTTGGAAAAGGAATTGGCGCGACTGCAGCTGCGGGTGGAATAGCCGGTACACCTGAACATCAACGTGAATATGGTGAAATGGCTGGTGATATCATGTCAAAGGACATGCAGCAATTTCTGGAAAATGCTCTCCGTGTTTATGGTGGCGGAATAAGCGGCGAACAGGATATTTACAATAAAGGTTTTGGCGCATCTGGTTCTTTGGCTGATTTATTGGGCGGCACGCTTGCA